CCACGGCGCGGCGGAGGCGGCCGACATGGCCCTCACGCTGTGCCGGAGCGAGCGGATCGAGGCAAATCTGCGGCTATTCCAAGAAAGGCTGGGAGAAGCATGAAGATCAAGGACGCGATCCGGCGGACGGACCTTGCCAAGCCGAACGCCTTTGAAGAGGAGCTGAAGTTTGCGTGGCTGGCCTCGCTGGAGGGCCAGATCGCAGCGGATGTGTTCCTCATGGCACCGGCGGAGACGGAGCAATTCGATTATCCCTATCCGGCGGGACTGGACACGGAGCTGCTGGTGAGGCCGCCCTACGACGAGCTGTATGTGCTCTACCTCGAAGCGAAGATCGACGCGGAGAACGGCGAGTACAACAAGTACCAGAACTCCCTCCAGCTCTACAACAACGCATACGGGAATTTCCTGCGCTGGTTCGCGGGCACCTACGATCCGGTGCAGGGATACAAGAAGGAGGCATAAGCAATGTACGAGAACCCCCCGTATTACATCACGGCATACGGCCTCGCCGTCAAGCGAGGCTTTACCGGAACGGAGGAAGAGTGGCTCAAGAGCCTGCGCGGTCCCACCGGTCCGCAGGGCAGCGGCCTCATTTTCCTCGGCACCTATCCGACGGAGGAGGCGCTGCGCGCGGCGCATCCGACCGGCAACGAGGGCGACTGCTACAAGGTCGGCACCGAGACGGACTACCTCGCCTACTGGTGGAACGTGGAAAAGAACGACTGGGACAGCCTGCAGGTGATGGGTCCGACCGGCCCGCAGGGTCCCGAAGGCCCGCAGGGGCAGCTCGGCCCCGAGGGTCCCACGGGTCCGCAAGGCCCCGTCGGCCCCGAAGGTCCCACCGGTCCAACCGGCAGAGGCGAGACCGGTCCTACCGGCCCTACCGGCCCGACCGGTCCTACCGGCCCTACCGGTTCGCAGGGTCCCGAAGGCCCGCAGGGACAGACCGGATCGCAAGGTCCCGTCGGTCCGGCGGGTCCCGAGGGCAAGCAGGGCGCGCAGGGCAGCCAGGGTCCCGAAGGCCCAACCGGTCCGGAAGGCCCAACCGGTCCGACCGGACCAACGGGCGCACAGGGTCCCACCGGTCCCACCGGCAAGGGCGAGACCGGACCAAAAGGCCCCACCGGTCCTACCGGTCCTACCGGCCCGACAGGCCCGACAGGACCGACCGGACCGACCGGCAGCAAGGGCGACACCGGCGCAGGCTTCACCGTGCTCGGCTATTACGCCACGAAGGCGGCGCTGGACAGCGCAAAGAAAGCCACGGCATCGGCGGGCGACGCCTACGGCGTCGGCTCGGCGGAGCCTTACGACATCTACATCTTCGACGGCATCACGAGCCAGTTCATCAACAACGGCCCCCTGCAGGGCGCAAAAGGTCCCACGGGTCCCACCGGCCCGACCGGCCCCACCGGCCCCACCGGCCCTACCGGCGCGCAGGGCGCGGCAGGAGCACAGGGCGTTGCGGCAACGGTCGAGATCGGCACGGTCACGAGCGTCGGCCCGACGGGATCACCGAGCGTGACGAACGCGGGTTCACAGCAGCAGGCTGTTTTCAACTTCGTCCTTCAGCAAGGTCCCACCGGCCCTGCGGGGTCCAAGGGCGACGCGGGCGCCAAGGGCGCGACCGGCGCGACGGGTCCCACAGGTCCCACGGGCGCACAGGGCAACGTCGGCCCCACCGGCCCAGGCGGCGCACAGGGCAACGTCGGCCCCACCGGTCCCACGGGCAAGGATGGCGCCAAGGGCGCGACCGGCCCCACCGGTCCGACCGGTCCGACCGGTCCGACCGGCCCCACGGGAACGCAGGGCGCGGACGGCGCAAAGGGCGCAGACGGCGCGAAGGGGGCGACGGGTCCCACGGGTCCGACCGGACCCACGGGCGCCACGGGTCCGACCGGCGGCACAGCCTTTTATCCGCAGATCAAGGTGACGGCGCCGATCAATTCCATCGTGAAGGTCGTCTCCGGCTCGACCACGCTCCAGCAGACCGCGACGACGGGTGTATGCTACTTCGACATCCCCTCCTACGGCACCTGGAACGTGACCGGCACGCTCAACGGCAGCAGCGACACGCAGACGGTGACGGTGGACCAGGTGAAGCAGTACGCCGTGACGCTCAAGTATGCCAAGACCTACGGCGCGATCTGGGACGGCACCGCCACGACCGCGTGGAGCCGCACGGACGACGCGGCGGGCTTTGCCGACCCCGTTGCGGCGGTGAACAACGGCAACGGCTCCTCTCCCTTTGACAGCTGTATGCCGTGGAGCGGCATGGAGATCGTGGACGACGCGACGTGCGGCAAGCTCGTCAAGATCCCGAAATACTGGTACAAGTGGACCAAGACAGGAAACCAGATGAAGCTCCAGATCTCCGACGCGGCACAGACGGGCTTCCTCGTCTCCCCTGCTCACGCGGACCGCGGAGACGGCAAGGGCGAGCGCGAGTATGTGTATGTGGGCCGCTACCATTGCGCGAGCACCTACAAGAGCACAAGCGGCGTGAAGCCCGTCGGCAACATCACGCGCGCGGCGGCAAGAAGCTCGATCCACGCACTCGGGAGCGATGTATGGCAGTACGACTTCGCGATGTACTGGACGATCATGATGCTCTACCTCGTGGAGTACGCCGACTGGAACAGCCAAAAGGTGATCGGCTACGGCTGCGGCAACAGTTCGGGCACCGAGAACATGGGCGCGACGGACGCCATGACCTACCACACCGGCACGACGGCCGCAAGCCGCACGACCTATGCCGCGGGCATCCAGTACCGCCACATCGAGGGCCTGTGGTCCAACGTGCTCGACTGGTGCGACGGCATCTACTTCAACGGTGCAACGGTGTACGCGATCAAGAACCCCGCCAGCTTCAGCGACACCTCCGGCGGCACGAACATCGGCACGAGACCGACTTCGAGCAACTGGATCAGCGCGTGGAGCATCCCGAGCGTCTCCGGCTTCGAGTACGCATTGTACCCGTCGGCGGTCGCAGGCAGCGAGAGCACCTACGTCTGCGACTACTGCAGCTACGACGCCTCGGGCGTTGTGCTGCTCGTCGGCGGCTACTACAGCCAGAGCCAGAACCGCGGCGCGTTCTACCTCAGCGGCTACTACGCCGCCTCGGTCGCGAACGCGAGCATCGGGTGCCGTCTCCAAAAACTCCCCTAAAGGGGAGTGCAGAGGGGGCCGCAGCCCCCTTTGCATAAGGCAGTCCAACACAGAACAATATCACAAAAGAGCGAAAGACCGCCGGCGTCAGTCGGCGCCGGCGGTCGAAATTTGGGGCTATCCCGCCAGTAGTCGGTGTTCCTGCTATGGGTATCCGGTCCTGGACGACTACTGCAACTACAACGCCTCGGGCGTTGTGCTGCACGTCGGCGGCAACTACAACCAGAACCAGAACCACGGCGCGTTCTACCTCAACGGCAACAACGCCGCCTCGAACGCGAACGCGAACATCGGGTGCCGTCACCTTGCAAATGGACTCAGGCAGTCCGCTCACTTCTCCGTAAGGCCGTTCCCACGGCTTTGCATAGATGGGCGGGATAGTCGCGCACCTCTTGGTGAAGAACGATGCCGAAGGGACGCGGTTTAGTACATCCGAAAGGACGCTGGAAAGACCGCGAGGCAACAAGGAGAAGGAGAGTATATCCCGTGAAACGAGTCAACCATCTATTTGACTATTTAATCAGCGACGAGAACCTCGGCAATGCCATCGACGAGGTGAACGCCACGCACCGCTGGCGGCCGCGGCACCGGCCGGACAAGACCGTGCAGCGGGTGGAGGCGGACCGCGCGGGCAGCATCGAGGCATTGCGCGCGATCATCGTGACCGGCTTTGAGCCGTCACCGGCACGAAAGAAGCGGCGGTGGGACAAGAGCGCGGGCAAGTGGCGGGACATCTACGAGCCGAAGCTGTGGCCCGACCAGTACGTCCACCACGCTCTGGTGCAGGCCCTGCAACGGTCGATGATGCGCGGCATGGACCCGTATTGCTGCGGAAGCATCCGCGGCAGGGGCATCCACTACGGCGTGAGAGCCATGAAGAAGTGGCACCGAGACGATCCGAAGGGCACGCGATGGTGCGCGCAGCTGGACATCCGGCACTTCTACGACAGCCTGAAGCCGGAGGTCGTGATGGCACGGCTGCGGCAGCTGGTGAAGGACCACCGCGTCTTAGACCTTGCCGAGCGCGTGATGCGTGACGGCGTGATGATCGGCGCGTACTTCAGCCAATGGTTCGCCAACACCACGCTCCAGCCGCTCGACCACGCGCTGCGCGAGCGAGGACCGGAGGTGACGCACTACCTGCGCTACATGGACAACTTCACGCTATATGCACGCAGCAAGCGGCAGCTGGACCGCGCGATCAAGCTGATCGAGGGCTGGCTGGGAGAGCACGGCCTGACGATCAAGGGCGACTGGCAAAAGTTCCGCACGGCGGACCGGATGCCGACCGCGCTCGGCTACCGCTTCGGGAGAGGCTATACCTACCTGCGCAAGCGCAACCTGCTGCGCATGACGCGGCAGCTGCACAGCCTGCGGCGGAAGCTCGCGCGCGGGACGCGGATTCCCGTATCACTCGCGTTCGGGCTATTGTCCCGCCTGGGACAGCTCAAGCACTGCAGCAGCGTACACCTCTACCGGAGGCTTGTGCGCAAGGGAACACAGAAAATGATGAAGCAAGTCGTAAGAGAGTACATGAGAAAGGAGCGTCGAAGATGGAATATATCTTTGGCACAGACCGCCTGAACGGCGCGGAGGTGGAGAACCTCAAGACCGTGGGCGACGCACACAGCGACCTTGAGGGCTATATCGAGGTGCGCAGGGTGTACGACGACAGCGTGATCTGCGACCGGTTCCGCATCGTCGAAAAATACCGGTCGATGGAGAACGAGGAGAAAAAATTCGACCTCTACCGCATCACAGACCACTACCGCTACACGGAGATCACGCAGCAGATGCGCGCGGAAATGGCACAGACCAGGGAGGCCAGCGAGATCGCCTTCGTGACGATGGCGGAGAAGGGAGACCTGGACGACGCCACGGCCGGCGAGCACATGGCGCTGTTTCCGGAGTGGGCCTATCCCGTCGCCTACAAGACGGGGCAATACCGCACGTTCAAGGGCAAGCTCTACCGCTGCCTGCAGGACCACACCTCGCAGGCGAGCTGGGAGCCGAGCTACACCACCTCTTTGTGGGTAAAGGCGAGCGATCCGAGCGAGGAGTGGCCCGCGTGGAGCCGGCCGCTCGGCGCGCACGATTCCTACGCGAAGGACGCGAGGGTGACGCACAACGGCAAGAAGTGGACGAGCGACACGGACGGCAACGTGTGGGAGCCTGGGGTGAGCCAATGGACGGAGGTGACGGCATGAGCGGAGAGCTGATCTCTGCCGCGGCCGTCGTGATCGTGGCCCTGATTGAGGCCGTGGCGGCCCGAGACCGGAAGAAGGACAAGAAGGAGCGCGAAAAGCTCAGCGAACAGCAGGAGGGGCAGGAGAAGCTGCTGCTGTGCCTGATCGAGGGGACCTGGGCGGCGGTCGCATTGGCCGAGGCCACGGCAAGAGCGGTGCAGCGCATCCCCGACGCCCATTGCAACGGCGATATGCACGCGGCGCTTGATTATGCCGCGGGCGTGAAGCACAAGCAGAAGGAATTTCTGGCAAAGCAGGGCGTCCACGCCATTTTGGACACATGAAGCGGCGGCGGAAGATCCCGCACCTGTTCGCAAAGCTGGTGGTGATCTGGTGCATTGCCTTTGCGAGCGGCGCGAGCTACTATGCGCTGCGCATCCTCTCTCGCACGGGGAATGACGCAACAGGCCTTTTGGCGGTGATCCTCGGCTTTTTCGGTGGGGAATTACTCTTCCTATGCCTGCGCACGGTTTTGAAGGAACGAACGACACGAAAGGACGCAGCGGCGTCCGGAAAGGAAACAGACCATGGAATTTGAGCTGAATAATAAAGTCTACGACGTGCTGAAGTGGCTGGCGCTCATTGCGCTGCCTGCGCTGGCGGTACTCTATAACGTCCTTGCGGGCGTGTGGGGCTGGCCGTATGCGCAGGAGGTCAGCACGACCATCAACGCAGTCATTGCGTTCATCGGTACGCTGATCGGCATTTCCACGGCGGCTTACAAAAAGGAGAACTGCAATGGAGATTAAGCAGCTGCGCGCCAATGCAGGGAACTATGGCCCTGCACGGAACGCACAGGCCATCCGGTACATTGTCATCCACTACACCGGCAACGACGGTGACACGGCGATGAACAACGCGAAGTATTACGCCTCGACCGTGGTGAAGAGCAGCGCACACTACTTTGTGGACGACAAGGAGATCGTGCAGAGCGTGCCGGACTTACACACCGCCTGGGCGGTCGGCGGCGGGAAATATCCCTCCTGTCCGCAGACGGGCGGCGGGACGCTCTACAACATCTGCCGGAACACAAACAGCATCAGCATCGAGCTGTGCGACACCGAGCGCAACGGCGTGTATGCGCCTGCTCCGGAGACCGTCAAGGCCGCTCTGGCGCTGACGCGCTCTCTGATGCAGAAGTACAACATTCCCCAAAAGAATGTGATCCGCCACTTCGACGTGACCGGCAAGCTCTGCCCCGCGTATTGGGCGGGAAGAGAGAACGCGGCGAAGTGGAAGGCAGAGTTCTGGAACCGGCTCAACGAGCCAAGTGAGGAAACGGAGGAACAGGAAATGCGATACAACACCATGCAGGAGATCCGCGAGAAGGCCCCGTGGGCGGCCGACACCGTTTTGAAGCTGATCGCCAAGGAAGCCATCCGCGGCGGCGGGGTGAAGGACGAGAACGGCCTGCCTGCCGACATGGACCTCTCGGCGGATATGCTGCGCATGATGGTATTCAACGACCGCGCAGGAGCCTACGGCGCATAAACGAAGGGCCGGCCATCGGCCGGTCCTTTTTCTCAGGAAAGGGGGAAAGCAAATGCCTTCCAACTGGCTCTACATCGACACCAATTTTCCGGCCTTCACGGGTGAAGAGTCGATGGAGGAAAAGGTCACAAGCATCCAGGACTATATGTACCTGCTGGTCGAGCAGCTGCGCTATACGCTGCACAACCTCGATCTCGGGAACATGAACAAGACGGCGAAGGAGCGGTGGGAAAACGCCATCACCGAGCCGATCTACGCGAAGATCGAGGACGACGAGGAGCGCATCCTTCAGCTCGCCATCGACGCCGGCGCTCTGGCGCTGCGCATCAGCGACAGCGAGGGCAACATCACGCAGCTGCAAGCCACAGCGGAGGGCCTTCAGACGAGGGTATCGGACAACGAGGGGAACATCAGCTCGCTCCAGCAGACCGCGCAGGGCTTGGCGACCGCGATAGCGGACCAGAGCGGAAGCATCTCGACGCTCCAGCAGACGGCCTCCTCCCTCTCGACGCGCATCTCGAACACAGACGGGCGGGTGACGACGCTCCAGCAGACCGTGAACGGCTTTTCGCTGCGAGCGAGCAACGACGGCGAGGACTCTACCATCTCGCTCATGAGCAACGGCGTCGTCGTGTCCAGCGCGAACATCTGGTTCTCGGGGCTTGTGGCCTTCACCGACCTGGAGAGGTCGAACCGCTACACGATCATCAACGCGGACAACATCACGACCGGCACGATCCGCGCGAACCTTGTGGACGTGTCCAACTGCTTTACGCTCACCTCCGGCGGCAGGAGCTACGGCTACATGGGGTGCGGGTACGGCAGCGACGGCGTGAGCATGACCTACGGCGCGATCCTGTCGGGCAGCAACGAGGACTATTACTTCATCGCCACGAACGCCGGCGCGCGCATGACCGGCGACGGCGCGAGCATCTGGTGCTCCGGCGGCTGCTATGCGACGGAGGAGCTGACCGTGCGCTCGGACCGGCGGGCAAAGAAAGACATCGACTACGACATGAGCCGGTACGAAGATTTCTTCCGTGCGCTGAAGCCGTGCTCGTTCCGCATGAAGGACGGAAAGAGCGGGCGGCTGCACACCGGCTACATCGCGCAGGAGGTCGAGGAGGCGCTGGGCGAAGCGGGCCTCACCAACGGCGACTTCGCAGGCCTTGTAATCAATCCGGAGACGGATGCCTTCGAGTACGGCCTGCGCTATGCCGACTTCTCGGCGCTGCACACCTACATGATCCAACGGCTTGAAGAGCGCGTGCGCGCTCTGGAAAGGAGCAGAACATGAAACTGATCGAAGCAGTCAACGCCAACCTCGCCGCGCAGGAAATGAGCCAGCAGAGGCTCCCCTACGGCCTCGCGCTGGCCGTGGTGAAGGTCAAGCGGGCCACGGCGGACGAGACGGACTTCTTTCTGCGCGAGGAGCGCGCTCTGGTGGAGGAGTACGCGGAAACGGACGAGAACGGCAACATCCGCATGACCGGCAACGGGCGCTTTGCACTCCGAGGAAGCGCGCAGGAATATGAAAAAAAGCGCAAGGCACTCGCGAATACGGAGACGAAGATCGACTTCACGCCTATCGAGGTAACCGCGCCGGCGGAGATCAAGCCCGCGCTGATCGAGGCGCTGGACGGCTTCCTCGTCTTTCGGGAGGAGGGAGCGGAATGAAGCTGCCGAGCATCGTCTATCAGGACGGCATCCGAAAGGGCACACAGGTCAAATTCGGCGGGCTGAATCACAACCTCGGCGCCGGAGACGGCGAGCTGTGGGACATGAGGAACCTGACGAGCGACTATTACCCCCTGCTTGCCAGCCGAGGCAAGCGGCGGCTGTTCCGGACGCTCACAAAGGGCAACGGCCTTTTCTCGTGGGATGCGCTGGCGTGGGTGGATGGGACGAAGTTCTTCTACGGCGGCATCGAGCGCGGGAGCGTGGAGGACAGCGAAAAGACCTTCTGCGCCCTCGGGGCCTATCTCATTATCCTGCCGGACAAGAAATACTACAACACGCTCACGGGCGAGTTCGGCTCGCTGGAGAGCGAGTGGATCGGGACAAGCCTGACCTTCACGAACGGCAAGCTCTTTGAGGAGGATGCCGAAGCGAACACGATCCAATGCGCGGGCGTGGACTGGTCGGCCTACTTCAAGGCCGGCGACGCCGTGACGATCTCCGGCTGCACGAAGCACGCGGAGAACAACAAGACGCCGGTGATCCGCGAGATCGACGGCGACAAGATGTACTTCTACGAATACGCCTTCACGCTCGACGGCGACAAGGGAGAGACGCCCTACACCGAGAGCGGAAACATGACGGTTCGGCGCACGGTTCCTATGCTACGCTATATCTGCGAAAACGAAAACCGGCTGTGGGGCTGCGACGATACCACCATCTACGCCTCGAAGCTGGGTGATCCGTTCAACTGGAACGTGTTCGAGGGGCTGGATACGGACAGCTACGCGGTGGATACCGGCAGCGCGGGCAAGTTTACCGGATGCGTCTCCTTCCTCGGCTACCCGATCTTCTTCAAGGAGGACCACATCTACAAGGTCTACGGCTCGCTTCCAAGCAATTTTGAGATCATGGGGAGCGCGACACTTGGCATAGCGGACGGAAGCCACAGAAGCCTCGCTATTGCCGGAGAAACGCTCTTCTACCTCTCCCGCGCGGGCGTCATGGTCTACTCCGGCGGCATCCCGCAGCCGGTGGGCGCGGCGTTCGGCGTGGACCGCTTCAAGAACGCCGTCGGCGGCAGCGACGGGCTGAAGTATTACGTCAGCATGACGGGACCGGACGGCGAGCTGCTGTACGTCTACGACACGCAGAAGGGCCTGTGGCACACCGAGGACGCGATCAAGGCACGGTACTTTGCCCGCTTCGGCGGAAATCTCTTCCTGCTCAACGATCAGGGCGAGGTGTGGATCGCGGGCAACGTGCAGAACGCGCCGGAATCCACCGAGGAGGAAACCGTCGCATGGAGCGCCGAGTTTGGAGACTTCACGGAAAACGACCCGAACAAGAAGGGCGTGAGCAAGCTCCAGCTGCGCATGGAGCTGGAGGAGGGCGCCGAGGTGCAGGTGTACCTCAAGTTCGACGGCGGCGAGTGGCTGAAGGTGGACGAAAAGCTCTGTGAGGCGAAAAAGCGCAGCTACTACCTGCCTATCGTGCCGCGGCGCGGCGACCACTACCAGCTGAAGCTGGAGGGCAAGGGCACCTTCCGGCTCTACTCCCTGACGCGGGAGTATTACAGCGGATCGGAATTAAAATCCACACAAGGGAGGAATTAAGCGATGGCATACACCTACGACGACTTCGTGAACGCGGCGAATCAGTCAGGCCTGATGGGGCAGTTCTCGCAGGACGACCTCAATCTGGCACAGAAGTATCCGGAGTTCGGGCTGAGCGTGCTGAGTCTGAAGAAGGACTACAACAACGCCACGACCGCGGAGCAGCGGCTTCTCGCCAATCAGGCGGCGAACGAGCTGCGCAAAAGCTACGGCAACTATTCCGGCGGCGCGGACGGCGGCAGCTTCCGTCTGGAGAGCAGGCTGAACCGTCGCTCGGACGACCTGCTCGATCAGATGGGCAGCTTCGGCTCGTTCTCTTACGACGAGGCACCGACCTATGAGAACGCCTACGCGCAGCAGCAGAAGGACCTGCTGGACCGCATCCTGGACCGCGAGGACTTCTCGTGGAGCAAGGAGACGGATCCGCAAAGGAGCAGCTACAAAAAGAGCTATCTGCGCGAGGGCGACCGCGCCACGGCGAATGCTTTGGCGCAGGCGAGCGCCGCGAGCGGCGGACGGGCAAGCTCCTATGCCGTGAACGCGGCCACGCAGGCCGGAGACTATTACGCGACCAAGCTGAACGACGTGATCCCAACGCTCTACCAGCAGGCCTACGAGCGCTACCTGGACGAGTACAACATGAAGCTGAAGGACCTGAACGCGGTCAATCAGCAGGAGCAGCTGGACTATGCAAAGTACCTCGACCGCTTGGGCCAGTACAACACCGACCGCGGCTTCGCCTATCAGAATTACGCGGACGATTACGACCGGCTGCGCAGTCAGCTCGCCGACGTGCAGGGGCAGGACCAGATCGACTATGCGCGCTATCTGGACGAGGTATCCAGACAGCAGACCGCGCAGGACTCCATCCGAGGGCAGGTGGACGCCATTCTGGCGGCGGGAGGCTCGCCCTCGGCGAACCTCGTGAGCGAGAGCGGATACAGCAGCGAATATGTCAAGGCTCTGGAGGACGCCTACCGCAAGCAGGAAGCCGAGAAGGCCGCAAAGAAGAGCAGCAGTGGCGGCGGGAGCACCATGAGTCTGACAACCGCGAAGGCAATGGCAAAAGAGGGCCAGTTCACCGACGCTGTGCTCAATACGCTGCGCAAGGCAGGTTTTACAGACGACTACATCGCGCAGGTATACGGCTACACCGGATTCGGGACCGGCCGCGACAAGCTGGGCTACGACGAGGACGAAGGAATCTTCACATGGAACGGCAGACGCTACAACTCGCCGGAGGCGTTGGCAGAGGACCTTGACAGGGCAAACCTCACGGATGAAGAAAAGGCCACCATCACAAGGAGGCTCAAAGCGAGCGGCTTCAACATCACGTTCTAACGAGGTGACAATATGGCTATCAAGATCACAAAAATCGGGACCGCAGGCGCACAGACAAGTGCGCCTGCGGCGAAAACCTATCAAGAGGGATCGTCTCAGGGGAAAGCGTCCGGCAGAATCAAGATCACGAAGATCGAGCGGCCGCAGACTGTGCAGACCGCAGCGGAGCAGAAATGGACCGTCGGGAACATTGGACAGTACGGAGCGGGGAACATCGACCTCTACAACCGTCCGCGGTACCGCAACGCGAACGGGAGCATTTCGACCGTTGACAGCACGAGCTACAACATCGACGGGCAAGAGGTGCTGCTGCCGACCGTGTGGGACCGGAACGGCACGCCGTATCACAGCCGGAACGACGAGGAGACCTTGCAGCACTATCGGGACACAGGGGAATACCTCGGCAAATTCTCCACGGTAGAGGAAGCGAACGATTACGCCGAAAAGCTCCACCTGGAGCAGCAGGAGCGCTATTCCTCTTCCCTGCCGGCGGAGCGTGGAAGCAAGCATAAGAGCGGCAAGGAGATCTCGCAGAGCATCGTGCGCAACGAGGATGCGGCAAAGCGCCTCGGCGCGACGGTGCGCGGGACGGCGCAGAACCTTGGGGCTAACGCTTCCGGCTTCCTTGCGGCGCTCGTGGCGGCCGCGGAGGAAATGGACAAGGAATACCGCGACGCGAAGGAGAAAGCGGGCGTCACCACGCACGCCGACGAGATGAATCCGTATCCAAAGACGAACGAGGAGATCACGCGCGGCAATCGCGCGGGCATCGACCTGCTCGAAGGGATCGCTGACACACAGCGCGCCAAGGCGGCGGAGAACATCCGGACGGCAAAAGAAGGGCTTGGGACGGCCGGAAAGGTCGGTATCGACGCCTTCCAGATCGGCATGAACCTTGCGGGCATCGTGGGCGCAAACGCTATTCTGCCCGGATTGGGAACGGCGGCGCTCGGCGTATCCTCCGGCGGCGCGATGGCGAACGACTACCGGCAGGCGCAGGGGGAAAACTATAATCCCCTCGCAGGTGCAGGTCTGGCGATCGGCGGCGCGGCAAGCGTGGGCGTCGGCGGCGCGGCGGCCAAGGGTGCGATCCGCTACGGCGGAGCCTTGCTGAACAAGCTCGGTCTCGGCAACAGCGCCATCGCGCAGAATGTGCTGGGCGCTTTGAGCGATATCGCCTTCGCCAGCGGCATGAGCGCTACGAACGAATATGCAAAAGCTGCCGCTTATGGCGACAGCTATGAGGACGTTGCTATTTCGGGAGAGGAGCTTGCAAAGGATATGCTCTTCCAGGCGGCGGTCGGTTTCTTCTGCCGGACGCTCGCCTCCTCGCTCGGCGGAAAAGCCGAGGGCGCGACGGCGCAGAAGGTACAGCGCGAATACTTCAAGGACATCGACAACCTCGACGATCTGACGAAAGCCTTCAAGCAGTACGGCAGACAGTACCATCCGGACCGCTACGCCACGGCGGACGCCGCGACGCAGCAGAAGATGAACGACCTGTTTGCCAAGATCAGCGCGGAGTACAACGCCGTCAAGGCAGAGCTGGCCGTGGAGACGGCCGGCAGAGCCGCAAAGGCATACAGCGAGCAACGGACCGCCAAGACGCCGGAGGCTGCACAGAAGGCACAGGCGACCGTCAAGGACGAGATCGCCGTCATGCGGAGTCTCGTGGAAAGCGGCTCCATCCAGGCGAAAGAGGCCGTCGAGGCCGTGCAGATCCTCGACGCATTGGCAGGCGAGCAGTCCGTGGGCAAGCCGGAGAATCCCGCGGCGGATACCGCACCGGAGCCGGCTGCCGGTACGCCGGAAAATACACCGATGCCGACCTCGGAAGAGATCGGCAATCAACAGATGGCACAAAACAGCTCCCCTGCGCAGGGCGCCGATCATAGCCGCCAACAAGTAGGCGGAACGGTCGCCCCTCTGGGCGTTTCAGCCACGCAGGAGAGCAGAGTTAGTATAACGCCCGTCGGCGGAAAAAGCAAGAGCGATCCGCTGACGCAGGGCAAGCGCGTGAGCCTTCTGCAATACGCCAACGAAGGCAACGCGGCAGAGATCTCCGAACGGCTCAACCGCGGCGAGCTTGCGGTCGATGCAAACGGGGACCTCTACCAGCCGAAAGCGGAGGAGCACATCGACCAGAGAGACAGCAACACAGTCGGCGAGCGCCGAATCAAGGCGTTCCAGTTCGACCATCCGGAGGTCCACTCCTTCTACAGGGAGGCTGCGGCCGATCTGATGGAGGAGCTGAATTACGCAGAAAAGGGCGGCGGGATCGTCAAGCTCAAAGAGTACGGGGCCGGAGACGACCAGTACATCCGCATGAAGCGGTCAGCAAGCGAGCGCATCGCAAAGCTGCTCGACGACGAGGACATCAGCTATGCGGACATCGAGCGGTCGATCTCTGCCATCATCAACGACAAGGGACAAGAGAATTTTGCCGCGGCGAAGCGCGTGGAGCTGATGCTGGACAATATGCTCTCAAACGGCTACCGTGACATCCACGGCGGCTACCACGAGCCGAACGCAGACTATCTGGAAGCGAAACAGGCGATTCCTGGTGCTTCGGAAACGGCGACGGCCCACGAGGAGCTGCCGCTGTGGGACATTGAAGAAAAGAACGGAGGAACAACGCATGGTACAGAAATTAAGCCTGCCGAGCCTGCCGAAGAAGGCGGTGCCGATGCCGTGGGAGCGCAAAGCGATCTATACGGTGGAGACGGAGGATGGAGACCTCATGGCGATGGGACCGGAGGAGCTGCGCAATTACGCGAACAGCCGAAAAGCGGAGGCGTCGAACGACTTCACGAAAACGTCCGAAGAGATCACGCAAGAGCAAACGATGAACGGCGCAGGGAAAACGGAGCGCTGATTCAGGCACGACAGGACGCGGCGGCGCTTGAGCCGCTCGTCAGCTCGGCAGAGGTCGGCGTCTCGCTGGGGACCGACACAAAAATGTTGCACGTCCTGCCGAGGAGCGCGTGGGACCAGGAGCTGCTGGATGTTGAGGCGGCCGCAAAGCAGGCCGGCATCAGCGAGGTCGTCATGGTGACAGGCCTGCTGCAAGTCAACGGCGGCGGCTCGTCGGTCAGCATCACAGGCGTCGCGGAGCGGGAAACGAACCGGATCGTCATGCGCGTGGACAGCCGAAAGAAAACCGCGTCGGAGCTGGGGTTGCATGAGATCGCACATTTTCGCTCAACGAGGGAAAACGTGGAAGCCTTTGCCGCGGCTGTGCAGACCTCGGGCGACGGCTGGCGCGATACCCTCGAGGAATACCGCGAGAGGTACAAAGGCGCCGCGAACGATTACGAGGGCATGACGCCGGAGGACGCGGATCTCTATGTGTGGGAAGAGATCATGGGCGACGCCTACGCCGGAATCGACTGCTTCGGCCAAGCGGCGAGCCAGTACCACGCGGAAGCTGTGAACGCCATCGACGGCAGGAGAAGCGAGGCCCCCGCGCAGGAGACGCAAAGGTCCTCCTCCGCCATCCGAAAGGAGACCTCGGCGGCATCGGACCGGAAGACGGGACCTCCGTCGCGCTTCAGCTATGCCGGAAGAAACGCCAACGGCGCGAACCTCGAAAGCCTGCGGGAAGCGCAGGAAATGCAAGCGGCGGGTGCCGACATGGAGAGCATCCGCAAGGCGACCGGCTGGCACGAGGGCATGGACGGAAAGTGGCGCTGGGAGATCGACGATTCCAAGATGGAATACCACCGCGCAGGAGACGCGCTTTTCGGAAGAAACCATCCGGAGTATGCCGAGCAGCAACGCCTGGAGCAGAAGATGCTCTACGGCGAGCTGACGGACACAGAGCAGGCGAGACTGCGCGCCCTGACCGAGACCTGGGGCCGCGAGCGGAACCGGCTGAGCGAGCGCGTGGAGCGCGGGAACGCGAGGCTGGAAGATATTCTCGACCACGAGGAACTGTTCCGCGCCTATCCGCAGCTGCGTCATGTGCGAGTCGTATTCGACGAGACACCGAAGGGCGTGCTGGGGAGCTTCAGCGCCGAGGGGAACCAAATCACCATCAGCGAGGAGCTGCGCGACGCGCCGCAGGACGTGCTGATCCACGAGATCCAGCACGCGATCCAGAACGCCGAGGGCTTTGCCAAGGGCAGCAACCGGCAATACTGGGAGGAGAGGCTGACAAACGGCGACCAGATCCAGTCGAAAGGCTTCCAGGAAGCGCGTGAGAAGCTGATCCAGTTTCAGCTCGACGAGGCGAACGAAGAGGTCCTCGCCCTGCGGGACCAGCTGGAAAAGGCCGGAGAGCTGGACGACGACCTCCGCGAGTATGACCGGATATGGGAGGAAGCGGAGCGCCGCGGCCTCGACAAGAAGATCAACGAATACTACGACCTGCGCGAGAATTACTACGACCAGCTGCACAAGCCGCAGAGGAGCGTGCCGAGCGAGCTGTACTACAACACAGCCGGAGAGATCGAGGCCAGAGACGCGGCGAACCGCAGACCGATGACCGGCGAGACGCGGAAGCGCATCAAGCCCGACTACGGCAACGGGGACACCGTATTTGCCGACGGCGGGGACGGCTACGCCATGAGCCAGAGCGAACAGGACAGCGTGAAGGAACAGCTGCGGGAGCATCAGGATGCGCTGAACAATATGAAAGCCGTCGCCACGATTCGTGACAACGGCTGGAAAGGTATGAGCACCGGAGCGTTCCGGCAGAAGATCGTCAACGATCTGAAGAAGACGGGCTACCGTGTTGATAATCCAAGCATCGGCGTGATTGATTTCGACGAGAAGCTGCTGAACCGGAGCCTGAATTATATCCAGACAGATGCGGAAGCAGCTGCGTATCAGGCGCTGCCGCAGGTACTGAAGCGCGGCATCGAGATCAGCGGACACGGCAACCATAAGGGACGCGATTATGAGACGCTGACCATCGCGGCTCCGGTAGAGCTGAACGGAAAACGTGGGAATATGGCGGTAGTGGTGATGAAGACCAAGGGCAACCGCTATAAGGTACATCGCATCCTGACTCCGGAGGGTGAGGCTTTTGCACTGCCAGAAATGACTAACGCAGAGCTTAACACCGTCGGG